GTCAGGGTTATCAAACACAACAACTTGACCAAAGTTGGCAAACTGGCTGTCTTCTAAGTCATTGCCGGGTGCGCCCACCAACAGCTTGCCTGTGATGTAGCTGAGCCCAGTTCCGTATCCGTCAAGTTCTTTGGTTGCATCATTGTATAATTGTTGACCAAACACAAACTTACCGGGATTGTTGACTGAGTCTGTGGAACTTGGCAAATAATCAAAAGTATATGCCACGCCACTCTGTACAATTGTGGTTGAAAATACAGTACTGCGATCATCAAAATAAGTTGTGTTGTTGTCAAACGTCACTGGTTTATACATGTTGCCGTTTGGAGCACCCACCACCAATGTCAACGCAGTTGAGTCAATGAACAGGCTGGATCCAAAACGAGCAAACTGACTTGGATTTGGACTGGTAATTGTTTGTGTGTAAGGATAATTTACAAAACCAATGTCTGTAAACGCTGATCCAGTTAAGCCCGGCAGCACATTTAGTTTTGCGTTGGATGTTGCTGCGGCCGCATTTATGACACTTAGAGTCAGTACACCCGTCACCACACGAATTACAGTTTTATCAGCTGGTGCAGTAATAAAGGCAATAGTACCTTTGGTATTGTTATAGGTGTAATCAACATTTAATGTTTGTAATGTTGTGCCCAGGTACACTACTGTGTTATAGCTGTCAAATTGAGAATATGTTACACCAATGTCAAATGTTTTTACAATGCCATCAGCAACAAAATACAAATCATCACTTACTGTGGCTGTGGCATTTGGTATGCCAATGCCGTTGTTGGCGCTGTTGATGGCCGCAGCAAGGCCTGCCACGGTGTTGTTGGGAGCGGCAGGCACAGCAACTTGATAGTCATTGACACGCACGGTGTTGCCTGCTGTCAGCACAGGATTTGCAACTGGTGAAGAGATTATACCGTACACACGAGCTTGGTTCACATTGCGCTGCACAGCGCCAGAGTCATTGTTGGTATTCTGTGGCGCTCCTATGTAGATGCTACAGTTGTTTGGACACAGGTCCACATCCCACCCAAATTGTGCTTGATAAATTGGTGCATTGTCTGCTGTTTGATTTAGAGAATCCCAATCAGATGTGATGACAATTTGTTGTACTGTGTTGAATATGTTGCTTTCAATTTCAATTATGTCGCCCACTGCCAGTGTCACTGCGCTGGTCAACACAACGTCATTGCCGACCACATTGAATCCACCATCAACTGCAAACTCTGCATTGGTCAAGAACACATTGTTGATCAACACGCTGACCGGCGCTTGCCATCCAGCAGGCAATGCAAATGTGGTTGTGGCTGTTTCGCCTATGCCAACTTGATATCGTAATACGCTGCGATCATACACATATGTGCTGCCGGACTCCAGGGAAGAAACCAAACTTGTTGGCGCTCCTATCACTACCTGACGTCCATCTGTGGCTGACGCCACACTGTGACCAAAATTTACACTGTTGGCAGGGCCGTCAATTTTGTCAATATATTTAAAATATGTTCTAGCAGACGCAAAGATAATTGCATCTGCAGGTGGTATGGCAGCAGGTTCAAATGTGACTGTTGTTCCGGCAAATGTATAATCAATGTATGGGCGCTGTGCAAATCCGTTTACTTCTAACAGGAACGAATCAATATCAGTTGCTGTGTACAAATATTCAGACAGGTCAAACGAGTCGTCGTTGTCGATGCCGGAACCCACAGGTGTAAATGTAACAATGCCGCCAACTGTGACTGTGTTGACTGTGATCACCAAGTCATTTGCAGGTGATGTACCACCTCCAATGGTAGCAGCATTAATAGTAAGTGTATCACCAATTGCATAGTCCAGGCCCGGAGCAGTTAACGATACTGCATAGTCTCCGCGAGTACGGTCTACAGTAAATGTTGCTTGTGATCCTGATCCTGATGTGGAATCTTGTGTTACTCCGTAGTAAACTTGATTGTCAAGTTGTATAGACTGGCGTCGAGCAATCACAATCACTGAACCGGCATCAGGTGTAGCTGCAAATAGCACAGCGGTATTGCTTAAAACATAGTCAACGCCTTCTGATTGTGCGGTGTTGTTAACAACCACTACCAATTGATTGGGATTTGTATAATCAATTTTGACAGCACCGGAATATTGGTATTGTTGGTTTATTCCGTCAGCAATGTATGTCACCGACTGTGCAGCAACATCAACTCGACCATAGGCATACACTGCATTTTCGTCCGGAGCTCCGATGTACACAATTCGTTCATCTTTGCTTATGGCAACACTGGTGCCAAAACTTCCTGCACTGGTATCGTAGTCGGGTGCCACCAACAATTGTGGCTGTGTAAATCTACTGTCGGATGGATTTCTATTGATAATTGAAGCATACCCAACACCGCTGGCACTAAGGCTTGCGCCTGCTACTGCCCATGTTTGATTACCAAATGCAATGTCATTACCAAATCCCAGTGTTTCGGGTGCTGTCAAGTATAATAAATTATCGTCAACATATAGCGCATCTGCTCCTCGTACATACGGATATATCACACCGGTAACAGTAGCAGTTGCGTCATTGTAGAATGTAGGTGCGCCTACCAGGGCAGCAAGATTATCATAGGCTTGTGCAACACTTGTGCCATACGCAGTATTTTCTATTGGCAAATGCTGCACTAAAGTATGGTTGTCAGTGAACACATCTTGTTTTTCCAGCACTTCCCATAGTTGGGCGCCGTTGTTGTCGACCCAGGCCAGTGCACCAGGTACTAGATCATTGGCATAAGATAACAATCCCACGTCACTGGCCTGGGCCACACGCATTGTATCAAGATAAAATGCCAGGCCGTTGCCGGTGGCAACAATTTGGTTGCCTGTGAATGCATAAGCAACTGTCAAAGTAGTTGGCGTTGGTGCTGTCAACACACGATATACACCGTTGAACGATTCATTAAAGAATCGAACAATTAATATATCTCCACGAGTTAAATCGTGTACTGCGGTGAATGTAACTAAACTTGTTCCGTTGAGATTGTCACTTACTCGAGTAATTCTTCCTGGGGTCTGAGTGGCACGGTACACATTCCAATCATAACTGTTTGTTTTGGCTACCCAAATTCTTGTGCCGTTTCCAATGTTGTCAAGGTCTGCTGCAATTGAACTTGGATCATCCAAAGAAAACACTGTGATATCAACGTCGTTGATGTTGACATAACCTGCTGTTGGCAATGCTGTGTCTGTAACAGTTGTGGTTGTTGTAGGTAAAATGTCAGTTGACGGCAACTTATAACTTTCACGCCATACATTATTCAACAACACAGTTTGATTTGCTACACTTGATTCGCCCACTTCAATTATTTGTACTGTTGCAGGATCACTTTGCAACAATGCTTCATTCAATTGCAATTCAAAGAAACTGCGGTTGGCATTGGCACCATAGGTGCCGCGCAGCACTGCCCAATTTTCATAGATTTGATAATCAGCAACTTCTTTGCCAAGATTTGCACCAGTAAATATTTCAGCACTCAGCACAGTACCTTTGGTACCAATGAACTGCTTGTACAGATTGACTTGACTGGTATCGTCAAGATTCAATGCAACCATATATTCGCGAGGTTGGAATCCGATCAGTCCATAACTTAATAAATCGTTGTCACGCTCCAAGTTGGCTGTTTGTGTGTTGTAACTGTTGGCCAGCTGGTCTGCTTTGTTGGCCAAGTTGGGCAACAGACCTTTTTGTATTTTGGTATAGTCGCTCTTGACCCAGTCAGCATAGGCAAATTCTCTTTTGGGCTGAACAATTATCTGTGCAGACCAATAGGTATTTTTATAATTGACAATTTCGCCTTTGGCATATCGGCGATTTGGAACCCAATCTTGCACATTGTCTTGGTTCAACACAAACCCTTGTGCATTCAATGTGCCGTCCCACTCGGTAGTGGTCATTGCTATTACATTCACGCGGTTTTGTCTAGCAGAAGTAGTTGGGTTATAAATTAAATCAGCAAAAATACTGACATTGTCTAAAATTACAAGATTTTCATAACTGGTGTATCGTAAGTTGGCATAGGCAATTGCCTGGCCAGTGGCACTGGTCACGCTAAATCTATTTTCCAGTCTTTCTATAATTAAATTTCTAGCATCAAACGGTTGACGATTTTGATCCAGCATTATATTTTCTATATTCTGCATCATCACATTGTCAATGACTGCGCCGGGTCTTTCTGCAACCAATTGAGTTGCAGCTGGATTCAAGTTGATTAAACTGTTGACACCCCAACCTTGGTTGGCCCAGTACAGGAACTCTCTGGCCATTTGTTGCCAATCCAGCGGATAACCATTTTCACGATCTTCACCAAAAATCAATCCTTGACCAGTTAAGTACTGTCCATAACTCAACAAGAAGTCGACCACCGAACTTTGATTTGTGAATACAAATCCGTATGGCACTTGCACAATGTCTGTACTGTATTGTTTTGGCACACGCACAGTGCTGCCACCAGCGCTGACTGTCTGTAGTTGGCCATTGGCACGACTTGCTAGAATATTAAAGTATGGATCAACTGTGCTGTATCCAAGCACTGCATATCCAGTGGCAACTGCCTGCACAATAACTGCACTGTATGCAAATGAACTAAATGGCACATTTTTGTACAACAGCAAATTGTAACTTTCATCCGGCAACAGCAGACTGGAGTTTTGACTGTCTGGACTTGACCGCTCGGTATACACTTTGAGGTATTGTTTGTCTGTAAAACTGGCAGTTCTCCAGCACAAACGAACATCAAGGCTGGCCAACGCCTGTTCCAACGCATCTGTTGAATTGATGCCCAACTGTTGATTGTAATCCACAATCCAGTTGATGTAACTGGCCTTGCTGACAGGAGTAACTGTTCCAGCAACACGGTCAACATGCCCGCCGTACACTTGAACACCATTGGCATCCAGTCTATAACGACCATTGTATAGATATTGTTCTAAGTCAGCATCGTATTTGTAAAGGTCGCGATCAGCAAATAAACTAAAGAATTTGGCCGGACAGGTTAATGCCAACAAACGCATAACAGCAAAAGGATAACTGCTGCTGGTCCACCATGCAGCTTCGGCCGGCCCACCATCGCCAACTACCCAGCTCTTACGGAAAGCATTGGGATCGTATGCTCCAACCACACTGTCCAGTGGAGGCAGCAGTGCGCCTTCTGACCCAGTGGGGATAAAGAATGTGGACAAGTTTGGTCGTTGATATTTTGGAATAATATACGGTGCTACAGGATCAGCCACATAACCCGCTTGAATGTCATCCCATAATACCAAGTTGTCTCCGGTGTAAGGAACCGGTCCATAACGATTGGTCCACCACACAGGCTGTTGACTAAATCCCAGCATTTCCCATGGTGTGGTAGATGGACTCAGAGTATCATAAAAATTTCTATAGATTCCGCGCCAGGCCCCCAACAATGGCAGGTTGAATTGTTTGTCGCCGGCTTGACTGTAGTTGTATGTGAACGCATTGGTGTTGATGTACTGCTGAGTTTTGTAATCAATCTTGTTCTGGCCACACCAGGTCAAGAAACTTTCGCCAAGTATGGTTGTAATTTCAGCAGCAGTGTAATCTGTTGTTCTGAAGTATCCGGGTATCACATCATCTGCTACCAATGGAACTGGATTGTCTTGAGTTTTCAAATTGTTAAAAATTCTACGCTCAAATTCCAGCAGTATATCATCACGCAGATCGCCAAATGCAACAGTAACGCTGCCGTCGTGGCCACGAATAACCACGGTGGGATTGACATAGTTTATATCCAAATACATCTGTGGTTTGTACGCTGCATACAATCCCATCTTGGTAGGAGTATTGGGAACAAAACTGCCAGTGGTTGTGGCATATTCTCGAACAGTGACTTGATCGCCCACAGCCAATGGCACAGTGACATCAATTCGTGGTCCATCTGTGGCCACGGTGTAATCATAATTCAATGTTAACAAATTGCCATTTAGATAAACCAACAATCCTAAAAAGTTAGCAGATGTAAATGTGTATGTCTGAACTGTGTCAAATACACCTGAGGTAATTGGTGTCACAGTGTGAATAATCTCTGTGTACACACTGCCGTGTGGTATCATGTCACTGTAGAAAAAACTGTTTATATTAGTTTTACCCAAGCTCAGGTCCGTGATGATTGAATCAAGTATTTGACTGGTGGTGAATGTGCCCCATTCGCTTTGAATGGCTGCTGCTAACATTCTATTCTTAAATTTATTGTATTCTCTATCATTGAACTCTAGAGATTTAAAAATATTATAATTTGGCTCTCTCATAAAGAACCCAGCCAGAGTCATTGGAGAACTTTGTTGCAGTATGGTTGTGCCATAGCGACCAATGTTGCCCAGGTCTCTGGTGTTGTTAGCTCCGTTGATTTTACCAACAAAGCCAATGAGATTCTCTGCAATACTTTCGTAATGTGTTCGCACAGTGCCCAGTGTAAACACATCACTGTTGGCGTTGAGTGGATTGTTCTCCAGATTGATGGGAACTTCATAAAAACCTGTTGCACTAACTTGATCACTCAGCACTTGTACTTCAATCACTGAGCCTGGTACATAGATTTTGTTCAGCGTAATTATAGTTGTGGTTGCATTTATTGTAACTGTGTAATCTTGAGGCAACACAAATTCATCAGCCACATAAAGCATAATGGCCGGCACTGTGGTGTTAACTGGCACAACGATATCCAATTGCAACGGTGTTCCGTTGTAGGTAAATTGGAATTGTTGGCGAATCTGACTCGGAGTCGCTGCAACATCCCACCCAATTTTACGAGTGTATAAAACGCGGTCGCTGTATTGATACACAAACCCATCACTGACATTGCCCACTACACCAGAAGTACCAGTTACATAATTGAATGTGTCAGTGTATAAATTATTATCAAACACTATATCACCAATGTTGGTAAGACTCAGGTAACGCACAGGAAATCCCAATACAGGGTCTGCTGTTCCATTGCCAATGGCATAGCTGAATAGTTTACTTCCAACAAATGTAGAACTAGGGTATGTTGTTTGATTACTAAAACTCACACCGGCAGAATCAAATACATCAAACAACGGTGCTTGGTTGGTGGCAGTTTTTTCTTGTGCCAGTATCCAGTCAACACCATCAAAATAGTAACTTAATCCTTGCTGTGTCAATCCGTTTAAGGCAACTACTGTTTGGTTAACCAGCACAGTAGAATCAGCAGCAGGAACTAAATTTATTATAGGCTGGTTAATCAAAGGATTAACAGTGTCTGGTTCAATAAATGTTACTTCGTATATTTTATTTCGAACTTGTAAATCTGAATCATTTGCAAATATAACACGACTGCCATTGATAAATGTGTATCCGTCGGTGCTGTAGCCAATTGTGCCGTTGATGGTGCTGAGTGCATCAGTTGCGTTAAAGTCAACAATATCAACTGGTTGTTTGCCTTCGGTGCCAAACTCAAATAATTTAGTACCAGCAATGAATTCTATCACTGGTCGTTTGGCTCTGTAGTTGTTGTCTAGAACTGCTGTGGTATTATTGTATGCCGCGCTGGCGTTGACAACATCAACATGAAACCAACGATTAGATCGCGACCACGCATTCAGGTCTGGGCTTGCACGGTTAATTGTCAAATAATCTGGAATCAGTGGAGCATTATCTGTGGCATCATAGTTGCCAATGTCATACCCAACACTGTCAAAAGGAACACTGGAGCTTTGAGTGTATGTTTCAGGAGTTACAAAACTAGCAACAGCTAACAATTTAATTGCTGTTCCTACTCCTTCAACATAGTATTCTTGGTTTTCGTAACTGGCTGGAAATGTGGTTCCGCGGAATTGAACTTTGAGACCATTGGTGAATACTACACCATTGGGACTGGTGTAGGACGGTTGGCCAATGATATCTTCGACGAAGATTGTACTGGCTTGGTCTTGATTGATCAAACGAATTTGACCAAATATTTCTGGATCTGTGCCGTCTTGGTAATACAACACATCTTTAATTGCTGTCAGTAACGGAATTTGTTCAAATATTCCGTCGGCATTTTTATACCATTCGGTACTGGAATATTGTGTTCCAAACAACACATTAAATTTTTCTAAATTTTCAACTGACAACACACTGTTCAACTGCATGTATTGCTGACCACCGGTGGTAGTGATATATTCAATTTGCCATATGCTGTAGCGTTGTGCTTGAGTCAGCGGAGTTGCTTGTGCAAATGGAATGCTGTCAAAACTGCCGGCGCCGGACTGAACATTGCCCACATTGGGCAACGGATCAAATTGCGAAGTAACTTCCCAGCCGCCTTGATCAGCACTGGCATTGTTGACGAATGCAACTGTGCGACCATTTAAATTGGTAATGCCGTCAATGCCGGTGGGATTCTGTGTGAAGAATTCAGCTAAGAACTGATTGTTGATTTGTTCAAACGTCAGGCTGGTTATTAAATCAACTGATCCAATACTGGGCAATGTGTAATAAAAACTCTGTGCTGTGGCCAGTGGTACATTGAATTGCACTGCGCCCAAGTCTTCGCCGTTGTTGAATACTCCCAACACATCTCTGCTGCTGATGTTTGGTGCCCAGGGTAGTGTTCCTGAAACACCAGGTGTCATTTGAATCCAAAATCCTGGACCAGTGCCTGGAGTTCCGTCCACAATGGTAAATGTTCCTTGCATGTTGAACTGCGTTTCGCTGGCATAATATAAATTATCTGGCGCATCTTGCGGCACAGTAAATGTAATGTTGCCGGTTTGTGACCCGTTGCGACTGACACCTGTGTTGTATTGATTGCCAGTGCCCTGAGTCGGAGCAGTTTTGATCCAGAACGGCGACGCTGTATCAAGATTTAAATTGAATACATAGGTGTTGCCGCGAACCAGAGTCAATGCAGGATTTGGAACATAATCAATCACATACGCAGATATGCCGCTGCTGGTAACGCGGAAATTGACTGATTCTTTTTGATTTTGTGCTACATTAAATGTGTAGTTGCCTCCGCGCACCAGAGTGATTGAAGGATTATTTGTGGGGTAATTAGAAAAAGTATATACACCATTTTCTCGTGTAACTGTGTAATCAGCCATTAACGGAATAGCAGTGGCACCAACATCCACATTGTCTGGACCAGCTGGCAACCAATAATATTGACTGAAGTTTACAAACTTGTCAAAGTCAAGTTGAGGATTCCAAGTATAGTATTCGCTGGTGTAGAGTCTATCGCTGTTGTCAGTAAACGATCCTTGTGTGGACAATGCATCACTGATGCCAGGATATGTAATAGCGTCTTCAACTGAGTCGCTATCAGGTTTCAGCATGATGACACCCGGCTCCAACTGATAGTTTGTGCGAGTTGCAGTGGGTTCCACTACATAACGATTGTCAGCATTGACTCCGGGTCCAACACGACGACCAACAAACCCTTGTGTCTTTTTAAACTGGGGTTCTTGAACCAGTTGGTCCAGAGTAGCAGCTAAAAATTGCTTGTTGGTAGATGTCTGAAATATTTCAGGTAAGAAATCTACTGTTCTCACTTTTGCCATTAAATTACTCCGCTGCCTGGGGCAGTTCTAAGGTTGGTACTGGTTAATGCTTCGATCACCACAATGTCGGCCACAGTGGCTGCATTGACAAAAATTTCATTGGGTGCGGATCTGATCTCATATAGATCACCAAAACTCTTTTGTGGATTTATCGGAACCAATACCACTGAACTCACTATATCGCCCAACTGTTGATGCAGGTAGGCCGATAGTTCTGAAAAGTAGAATGTATCACCAAAATCCCAATTTGCAATTGCAAAGTATGCGTCTAAGTTGGCAACCACATTGCTTTTGATTTCACTGACTGATGCAGTTGAGTTACTGGCGCGAATAACTTTGATAGTTGCTCGCAACTGTTCTGCTGCCTTGGCGCCAAACAGCGGTTTGAACTGCACAGGGTTCACAATTACATTGTCAGAAATCATTTTATAATTTTGTAATCCTGCATACTCTGTACTTAGCGCATCAATTGTGGGTGGTACAGGTGCTGGTATTGTGTTGGTAGAATCCACAATGTAATTTCTATAAGCAGTATAGTAATCTTGTGTGACCACATACAAATCAATAATGTTTGTTGAGCCCGGATCAATGCGATTGGTCAAAGAGCTATTGTGGCGATATTGATAATATAAATCTTGGCGTCCCACACGACTTTCGTAGTCATTGGTCACTACCAGCGAAGTTGTGCCAGTTGTGTTCAATGATAAAATATAAAATACTTGATCAGTATAAGCATAAAACACTTGACCAACAATGTACTGTGATTTTTCTAAGGTAATGTCATCTAGTGTTGCGTACTGATCGTTTACTATGCCAGAATCCACCAGCACATAGCGTTCAAGATTGTCAAAGTCCACAATCCGTTGAAAGAATACCAATTTGGTATCAGGGTTGACTGCTGGCGCAACAATTTCGTCAAAAAAGTCTGGATTGTCGGGTACACCGTCGGCATCTCTGTCTTGCCAAGATACCAGCACTTGATAATCATCTACATACCCGTCGGGCTGCACAGGCTGGCCAATGATACGCATTGAAATGTCGCTGTCAAGTGGCAAATTAGAATCAGGACGACTGTTTGTTTTCAGTACTCTTACAAAGTCACGAATGACTGTGCCTGTGCGGCTGTCATAGATTTGTTCGTCGCCGTAAAAAAAGAATCGTGTTTCAAGTACACTGCCAAAATAATAATTCAATGCTCTAGTGGTCACTTGGTATGATTCACCGTTGGTAACAAATTGTACTACCCAGCTGGCATCTAAATTTGCGCCTGAGGTGTCACCGGCATAGGTTTCACTCCAAGTGGCATCCACTGCAAGATTACTGGCAGTAATCACATACCATGTGTTGGTCAAGTTATTGTAGCCAAGACCAAAATTGCGATACAATTCAATTTGAGCCAGAGCACTTTGTCTGACAGTTGTGCCTAGATCAGTCAAGAACAGCGGAATTACTTCAACACATTGAGAGTTGGTGGGCACATAGTTGTTGAGTACCACTGGACCTAATCCATTGGTAAAATTACCTAACCCTTGATTTGTTCCTTCAAGATATACCGCTGTGGCCGATGCCCATATGGTTAATTTTTCGTCGGCTCTGGTAGGAGTGCCCAATACCAGTCTATTGTTGGCATCAAAGTAATAGCCAGCTGGCGCTCTAAATTTGATCAAGCTGCCAACTTGAACATATTTCATATTGTTACTGGAGTACGATCCTATGGAAACAGGAAAACCGGCGGCATTTTTAAAATAACCAGTGGTTTCGTTTGCCAGTGTCGTGCTCTGGTTCCAACTCACTGCCAATGGTATCAGCGACGGTCTTGGATAGTTTGCATAGTAAAATTGTGTTGTGGCTGCGTTTGCCAATATTGGTTCAACACGATTGGTCAATGTATCGCTGATGTCATTGGTTGTTAACCAACTGAATAAAAATGTTGGCAATTCATTTGATTTATACAATGCACCATCGCTGCCAAATGTGTTGGTGCTGCTGTACTTGCCAGTGTTGTCAACTAAATCAAGATATCGACTGGTGCCAATTGAAGCACGGTTCAGTGCTTTGGATTTGATAATTGAATTGTACTGAGTGAACGGGAAGTTGTTGTAGTCTTCACCATTGACCATGCGATTTTGTGTGTAGTAGCGGGCCGGAGCTCGTTGCTTGATTTCGTCAATGCTTTCACGAGCAAGAGAATTACTCACTGGCTCTGTAATACCACAGGTAACTGTCAATGTTTCATTCTGTCCAGTGCGACTGATGTAAGCAATGCTCAGTATCACACTTTGCATTTCTTCTGGGTTGATGATGTATTGCAAACCATTTGATGCGCGAACATATGCACGGAAAAATCCCACTGGAATTTCTGAAAATACACCGTCGCCAAAGTTCAATGTGATTTGGTCGCTGGCTCTGCTGGTAACTGAATACAATGGTCGTAGCCCGTTTTGTTGTTCAGCCGCGGCTGTGTACACACTTTCAACAAACTCCCATTCACGAGCGATGTTGCCCACATTGTCCAATTGATATAACCAGCGGTCGGTGTTGTTGACACCTTCGATATTGATATTGACTGCACGGTTGGCAATGCGTTCGGCCAAATTAAAATCTTGATTTTGCAGCACACCCTGTTTGAATAGGAAGAAGAATCCAGTATTGGCTGATGCAAACCCCAGTTGGTCGTTGCGGAACAGCATGCCAAATTGTCCGTTGGGAACTGGGCTTGGTTCATACACATATTCAACGCCGGTTGGTAGTCCACTGGCAGTGGCGCTGACAGCTTCAAATGGCATGTTGACGCCATCTACCACTGCGCTGTAAGGCAGCACTGGCAGAAAACCTGGAACTAAATTAACTGTATATTCATCAGTGCGAACACCCTGAATTGTGGTTCTATTGCCGGGACGACCAACTCGCTGAGTGTTTATCAATGAAGAATTTATAATGGCGTTGAACTGTTCTTGCCAATCAAAATTTGTAGGGTCAGCCCAGTTGACAGTGATGTTGGCCAGGTTGATGCCGTTGTAGTCCACAACATTTTCTGTTGTTTGTATAGAAAACACCTTGAGATATCCATTGGCTTCGGTGTTGCGTTTGGGTGTGTAGCTTACCAAATTGGCCAGGCGGACCACACTGTCGCGGCGTTCAGCAGTGTCTAGATAATTTTCACGAGTGTTTAAATCTGTGCGGAAGGCCAATGACTGACCCATAAATGCCATCACATCCAGTATGGCAATAAATTCTGACGACTCAATGTAGTCATTGAATGTTTCCGGGTAGTACAGTCGTACATAGTCAACAAAACTCTTGCGCAGAGTTTCAAAGTCATAACTTTGGAAGTCGGCTTCGCGGTAAGTTTGGTAGATTCTTTTCCAATCCTCAACACCAAATACTGCGGTTTGTCTAGTAGTTTTTGCCATAATAATCCATCTTGTAGATTATTTATGGAGATAATAAACCACCCAGTTTATGTGTGAGTATTATGCGTAACTGGCACTGGCGGTTTGTTGATCAAAGTACACGCTTAAAAATTCAGTTGTTTGTCCCGGTACCATCGTCACTTGCAGCTCAACCAATATGCCGTTTTCTTGCGGAAACATAGCAGCTGACTGTATAAAAATTCTTGGATCTAAACTGGCCACACGCTGTATTTCTGCCAGTATGGCTCGTTCAGTGTCTTGTGTTTGATTTTCAAATATGTAACTGTATATCAAGGTGCCATAACCTGGACGACCTGGCAGTTGTCCTTGCTGTATATTAAGAGCATTCAGCAGATCGCGCTTGACCAATTCAAAATCTACCAATGTAAATTTCTTGGTTTGTCCTATTGTGTTGAATCCTACAAATGTTGTCATATTGTATTTACTCAGTTAGGCTGTCTGTATTGGAGGCAGTCCCAATCGTTGTCTAATAATTGGGTCGTCACCGGTGTAAGGAGGTGCGTTGGGATCTCCCAAAGAGTTAACAAAAGAGTTGGCATTTGCGTTGAGTCCAGCAAGGCCACCTGGTATGTTTCCGTTAAGTGCAGCTTTTGCTTGCAGGGCGGCAGCTTCTAATGAAGCAATATCAACGGCCTGTGGACTAAAAAGCTGCGCCGGTATTTTACTGCTACCAACCAGTTTACTCACTGCTGAATTCAATGTTGCTCTGTCCACTGTGCCTTTGAATCCAGCTGCTGGAATAACACCTGCCACTGCGGCCGGCAATTTGAAATCACTAAAATTAACAGCAAACTGTCCTTGTTTGGCCAACGAATCCATTTGTGGTTTTAATGCTTCTGCTTTTGCGGCAAAGTCGGCACCGGCACTTTTTAGACTTCCTAAATTGCCAATGGCACCGGTGATGCCGCCGGATTTTGAAAAGCCGCTGACTGAACTTTCGAAGCCGCTGGCAATGCCTTTGAGGCTACTGGCAACACCTTCCACACTGTTTACATCTAATCCTGTTGAACTGGCTGAACTTTCAATTCCTTTGGCCCAGGCCGTGGCAGTGCCCACGCCAAATTTGCTAGAATTTGCCAGCAGGCCGCCAAGGTCTGCTATTCCTTTGTTGGATGCAAGGGCAGCACTGGCGCCGCCCAATGCATCTGCCCCTGCTTGGGTTATTGCAGGCAGTCCCAGTCGAGCTCTGACAATCGGATCATCGCCGGTGTAGGGCGGTGCGTTGGGATCATTTAATGCATTGACTGCCGAATTAATGCTTGCACTGAGTCCGGCAGCACCACCTTTTAAACTGCTGCCAAAACTGCTGCCAATACTGCTGCCAATATTGCCAACACCGTCGAGGCCGCCGCTCACTGCTGATTTTAAACTGCCGGCCAGTCCGGACAATTTAGATTCCAACGAGGATAATGAATTTTCTAACCCACTGGTGGATAGTTTACTCAGCACATCTGGTGCCTTGACCAGCCCAGCAGATGCTGATATTAAATTTTTGCCAAAATTAGCAGCAGCATCATACAGTTGTCCAACTGGTGGAGTTAAATTAACACCGGGTGTTTTGATTTGACCAGTTTCGACCAATGTATCAAAACTGGATTTCATAAGCCCAAATTGAATTTTATCTTGCAGTGCTGGATTTGACAGCAGCGCATTTACTCCAGTAACACCATCTTTGCCGGTCCATACACTGGGACTGTTCAACACACTGATGAAATTGCTTGGGTTGGGTATACCCGTAAAGGCCGGTAAGTTAGGTAATCCAGGAATATTTGGTAAAGTAGCCATTATGGTCCTTGTAAAAATCTTGCGCATGTGCCAGGTTTTAGTAACCCGGCTGCTTCCAACTGATCGCAATTGAACCCGTACTTGCCGCACCCCAGTTCGTTTGTGATAACATCGGCTGGTTGACACACACATGCAGCAATTGCTGCCATAATTGCTTGAACATTAGTCGGAGTCAATGGGCCTATTGACGCAGTCACCACTGATGTGTCCACATAATCAGACACTGTAATGCCATTGTTGATTGGCACATCTCTCAATGCAGGCAACGACGAAACCACTGCTTCTCCGTAAATGGCCAGCAACGGAACATCTGGAACGCCGGCTGTTCCTCTGTCAAGGCGTGACAGAGAAAATTGAACACCAGTTGTGGTCGGCGACTGCAATGTGTCACCAGATTTTAAACCAACAAATGTGCCAGCGGCCAACTGTTCAAGATAAACTCGTTCAGCTTCAATTGCAGTGGTTCCAGCAGGAGCTTCTAATGTGAATAACAATCCATTGGGAAGATTAAAACTAAATTTAGCCATGTTATGATACTGTTCCTGTAAATCCTGCAGGCAGTGGCGGAGTATTTGGCGGAGTGGTTGGTTGCCCAGGTTCCATTGGTACTTCTACGCTGACGCCTTGATTGTGAAACGGCCACGGTTCGTGCGTGGGTGCTCTGGTCACAATGCTTTCTAATCCCGAAGAAGAAATTTGCCAACCAGTGGCGTTGTTGAATTCTGTTTCAGGCATTACATATTTTTCCAACTTCTTGGGTGCATCTACATTTTCTGCAGATCCGCCATTGAGATCAATGCCGCCGGCTTGCAATGTCATGGCAGACCCAGCGTTCCATGATCCGTTGTTGCTGGCCAGTGCTAGACTGCCGTCGGCTTTGACAGCAATGCGAGCTTTGCTGTACAGAACGGTTTCTTCTGTGCTGTAAAATGTCAATTTCTTTTCAGATTCTACAGTTGTGCCTTCCATACTTTTCATATTGATACGAGCACCGGCAAACATGTTGATGTCTTTGTCTGCGTGAAAATTAATTGTTCCTTGTGTGCGAACATTAACCGAGTTGGTAGCATACACATCCAGTGTGCCTTCTTGTCCCATTTCTAACCAAGTTTGTCCATTGGCATGAATGATGTATAAGAAGTTGCCGTCGTCACTCATTGTGATCTGATGACCGCCGGCTGTGCGAACACGCACAAGATTGTCTTTGTTGTTGAGATTGCCGTCATCCATCACAATGCTGTGGCCGCCACGACGGCCAATCACATTTACATCTGTGGCATTGATAGTTCTAGCAGCGATGCGTTGTTGTATATCAACTTCTGAAAATCCACCTTGGTACACTGGCCGCCCTGGCGTACTGATACCAAACACAGCACTGGGACTTTCTCGCTGGCTGGTTGAACTGATGGGGCCGCGCATTGGATCAGCCAGTGTGCCTTGCTGAAACATTTCAGCTGCTATAAAGCTGTGTACAGGTTTTGGTTGATTAAAGAATTGCGGATTATTGTCTATCTTTGAATTGTTTGGATTGATTTCTGTCACCGGCAATACAGTTGCGCCCAGGTAGTAGCTTTGTTGATCACTGTTTTGTAAATCAAAATTTGCACTGGACCCAATGGCCGGAATCATATGCGTCATGCCTTGATCTGGAATACATCCCATGTAATAGCCCAAGTTTGGGTCGCCGCCGGCAAAGAAACACAACACACTTACTCCAAGATCTGGAGGCGTGAACCACATGCCATAACTTTGCGGATTCCCGTCCAGGTATCCTCCTACCGAGTTAGTATCACCTTTTTTACCAGCCTGTGGTGGTGTTGCTCCATAGAACGGAGATGCATAACTCACAGTGCGCCACAGCGACTTATTTGATGGATCGGACCCGGCAAACTGCTCAATATAAACTTGTAACCGACCTTGTCTGGTTGGATCAACATTGTTTTTTACCACGCCGACAAACGGACCAAAGTCCGCTTTCATTCCGCCACGGTCGTATTTGTAATTGGGTGCTACGCCACTGTTTCTTTGTATATTTTCAGACATGTGTTATCCTTAGGTATCTCTAACTATCAGTTGCGTTGCACCCGGAGTGGCCGGCAACGGTGGGAGTCCCAGTCGTTGTCTAACAATTGGATCATCGCCGGTGTAAGGTGGTGCATTTGGGTCCTGTAGTGATTTAACAAAAGAATCGGCATTTGATGCAATGCCCCCCAGAGTCAATGTTGGTGGCAACGTGACTGCTGGTGCCAACAGTTGTTGACCTCCTAATTCAGTTGTGAGCAATGCTTGAGCTGATTCAATGCCCGGTGTGGCCAATGATTCAGTTGGTGCTGCTAGTAGTGCTTGATTTTTTCTTGCTAGGTCCGCATTGGTAAGTTCTTGAGTTGCTGGTACTGCTCGATCTTGACGGGCAAAATCTCCAGCGGATAGGCTACCTGATGCTGGCGCTTTGGTTCTTGGATCAGTAATTTGAAATAATTTGCCCCGAAGGTCTTGTTCAAATTTGCCTTTGCTAAATTTGTTAGTACATTCAGTGGCTGTGTAGGTGTAGGTCTGAGATGCCTGAGCTGTGTTGGGAGTTTTGTTAGGACTTGCCAGGCCGGTACCGTTGACATCGTAATCTGCCACAGTGTTCCATTGCAGATCAAAAATAATTTCTTGGGCGTCAAAATTGATTCCACCGTCGGGATTAAATGGGTTGAAATTGAATTCCAGTGACTTAACACCAGTGGCTGCTTCGCCTTGTTGTAACCAAGCTGGATCTCCAATGATGTTGAGATTTACCGTGGCAATGTCAGTTGGACTGTACAAATAATCAGCTGCACTTGCACCAATGCTGTTGGTTATTCCATCGGCACCTTGACTACTACTGCCGGCAACTGCTGCTTGATATTCAATTGCAGGAGCTTCTCGGGCCAGTTGATTGGTCAAGGCCTTGGTGTTGGTTGCAATTGTAGAATTGCTAAAGGTCAATTTATATGCAGAATTGAATTGCTGCTCATATCGTATCACCTGTGTGTTCTGTCCAGTAAACCAATACTTGTAACTTTTGTGTATTCCACGCAGAGTGCCGGCTGGAAAATACTCGCTCATCATGCTGCTTATACCATATGCGCTGATGGTATATGTTATATTATACGCAAAATCTCTTCTTTTTTTGTCATACTGCAACGGCGAAGTGGTTACTGAAATTTTATACCACCCAAGATCGCCCAATGGTTTCTGTGGCTTGGTTTGTTGACTAACTTCGTCAACCATCCAGGCCGCTTGATCTGTGATGTAACTGCTGTTTTTTAATATTTCGTCAAGAATTGCAACAATTGGAGTGCCAGCAGCAAAGTCAAAAGTTCTAACATCGTATGATACAGAATTGGTAGCAGGATTGAGAGCATCAGCCTGATTGACACTTTGTTGCATGGGAACTTTGGCTTTGTTGGGTTTGCCACCTTTGGTAACTTTTGCATCACCCAGTGCTGGCGGTGCAAATTCAATTTTGTATACATTGGCCACTTCCCATACACCATCAGCAACCAATTTTTGTTCGGCTGCATTTAATGAATCTACTAAGCCGACTGCTGCTATTTTACTTTTTTTAATAGCTACTGCATTGGCCTTAGGTGGTGGTGTTGCTACGGGTGGTGGTGGTGTTGCTACGGCTGCTCGCGCTGCTGCACCCTTGGCCAACATAGCTGCGTCGGCTGCACGCATTCGAGCTATTATGCCCGGTCGTTTGGCGAAAAAGTCAGTGGCCATGATTATGCTCCTACCTGGAATGGCGAAAGACTTTCGCCGGTGAAACTACCATTTTCATCTACTCCAGCATTGGCAGGTACCACATTGACTGGAGGGGCCGGTGGCTGTGGAGTTGTAATTCTGCCGTCGTCTGCTGACACTTCTGCATTTGCTATGCCATTCATTAATAAATCTTTTACTGTGGCGCCGGTGATTTCAATTGGTGCTTTTATCACGCCCAAATTGGATCCAAACCCCACATCGTATACCAATGGTTTTGCCTTGACCGAGTATTCAACCAATTTGTTTCCCACAGAAAAATTCAACTCAGACAGTTTGAATGGTATAATTTTTTCCACTAGAGCATTGTTGTTGTCGCTGTTGCTGGCCTGCACTATCTTGCCAGTTTCGTCGTAGCCGTAAAATTTTATGACCAAACAATACATTGCAGAAACATAAGGAATATCAGAATTTTTATACACACTTTGCACTGCGTTATAAAGATTATCAATCAGTGTTATGCCTGTTGTTTCTGTCACAGTAAATGAGATGTCTGTTGTATTGTTGGCCCGGCCAGTGCCTTTTCCTGTTATTTTACTTTTAATTTCTAAATTGTCAATGTAATAATCTAATTCAAAAAATTTATTGCGAGCAATTGCTGCGTTGGGAGCGGTAGAAGCTCCACCACTCTGCATCAACAAACTGTAAGCGGCATAATTGGCCTTTCCAGTTTTTGTCAATGCAGCAACACTGGCTGGATCCATCAAGTACCAGGCAATGTTATAGGTGTAACTGGCATACTGATCCAATATGTTGTTTCTAGGAGCAAATCTTGTTTTGTTGAATGCGTTGAGAATTCGTTGAGTGTTTGCTGCTGTCTGACCGCTGTCTTCGCCGGCACCCACACCGGCTGCGCCTGCAGGCCGTCCTTCTGTGCTGCGGCCAGTATTGGCTGGTGGAACACTCTGAGTCTGAGCCAGGGTCTTTACAGGAGGGTTGGTTCCTGTGTCTGTGTTGGCGGCCAGAGTGGCAGCTTGATTTGTGGTCAGCCGTTCGTTGGCACTGGCCGGCGGTGGTGCAGGATTTTGTGTGGCGCCGTCGGCTGATTCTTTTACTTCAGAGGTGGCAGTGGGGGCTGTTTGTTTTGCATCAAAATCTGCTTTTTGCTGTGCTGCGTACAGATCATTTTCAAGAGTTCGAATTTTTGCTTGTTCGGCCTCGAGTGCCTGTGCGGCTGCGTCGCCGGCTGCGTCAATTTTGGCATCAAGCTGAGCAGCCTGCTCGCGCAGAAGTTTTGCTCCGGCTTGGTCGCCGCCCTGAGCTTGTTTTCGAGCAGCCGCTATCAGCTGATCTTTTTCGGCTTCCAACACAGCAACTTCGCGCCGGGCAGCGCCATTAGCGGCCTCCAACGGGCCCAGCGCTGCGCGAGCTGCTGCTATCCGTTGTTCAATTTCTGCTGGTGTTGCCATAGTTTAGAATCCCAACACTGCTCTTAGTGTGCTCAGTTTGGGAACATAGATATTGGTATTCATTGCAAAATCCAATGGTGGTTTTGTGAGTGTGTTGGGGTTGCGTTGATAAAACACCCACCATAGGCCACCGTTGTCGTACAGGTCAAATGCCAGTAGATCTGGTCTGTACTGATAAGTTTGATTGATGGTAAACACCAGATCGTCGGACTGTGAGGGGATTGGTCTATTGACCATGGTGTCTAGGAAGAACTGACTGTAGCCAGTGGT